CATTCGGAGCGCTGGCCACACTGAAGAGCTTCTGCATGGCCGTCGAGTTTTGTAGCGTGAAGTCAGCGCCGAGTCGAATGATCGCCTCAGAGCGCGAATAGAAACGAACCGAGTCAAGGCGCACATACGCGTCGTCGTTCGGATTGCTGGTGTCTGCAATCGCGAGACGGTCGTTGTCTGCGATGTCGGTGGCGGCCACTTCGACCGTGAAATCCTTAATTGCCTTGTCTGCCATTAGAGAATCTCCCCGACATCACCGCTCTGGGGCGCAGTCGTGAGTTGGTCAACCGTGAGCGTCCCATCGGTGGCGCTGGCGGTGATCCTGCTCCCTTGTCCGCGCAGGGCAGCGGTTGCGGTCGAGCGCGAGAAGATGATGACGCGCCCAACAAACTGATTTGTTGCAGACGCTGCCGGTGTCAATGCGCTCGTGGGGATGCTGGTGGTCGTCGCCCCTGCGCCGACGACGAAGGTGCCCTTGAGTTTGTTTTCGCTTTTCTTTTCGATCGAAAACTGTGCGAGGACGGCATTGACGGTCTGCCCATCGATCGTGGCGCCGACGAGGACCACGAAGTACTCGGAGCCGGCGGCATAAAAACCCGCATCAGTATTATCGCTGAGATCGATCGAGACCTGATGGACGCCGGTGAGCGTGTCGAAGCCGGCGGTGTAGGTGATCCCAGCACTCGATGTCCGCTCGACCGTACTGCCGTCTTTGTAGATACGAATACTGCCGTTGACGGTCGGGTTCACACTCGCGCCGGCCGCATTATTACTATTCCACATGAAGCGGACGATCGATCCGCTGAGGAAATCACCAAGCTGTTGAACCATCTATGACACCAATCCTTTCACGCCGAGGAGCCGGCTCCCCACGAGCGGGCCGGCGAGGCCGGCGGGGGCTGCCTTGATCGCCACGGCTCCCAGGAGCCACGAATTGGCACCGCTGAAGCTCCAGGACATGACGCCACCAGCAGAGCCGGGTTGCGTCGATCCACGGAGATAGTTAAACCCGCCGATTGCGTCCTGCGCATAGCGTTGGGTTTGGTCGGCTCCGACGGTCGGGATGACACTATCCACATAGAGGTTATCGACAATCAGATCATCGACACCCGCGTCCGTGACGGTGACTGACGCCGCGGTGCTACTGCCGCTTGCGGTGGCCGGCGTCCCGGCCGGCGTCGTCCCATGGACCCCGGTCATGGAGATGACACCAAGCCCATGCTCGTCAGGGCCACCGGGAAGCGTCTGGGTGACAGTCTGCGCCCCCGTTGGAATGTTCGTGTCTCCCGCCAGCACGTACCCGGCATTCCCGTAAAAGGGCTGAGCCACGAAGTCCCACTGCTCGGTCATGGCGTTCCCGGCGTACGTGCAGGAGGTACTCAGGCGTCCGCCGCCACCGGACGAGTTGCCCCCGCCGGCAAAGACGCCGCGATTCGTCCCGCTGGCCGTATGAGTGAGACTCAGAATCCCATCACCGTTGACCTCGTTCGCGCTGGTCGCCGCATCAAACGCGACCGAGTTCTTCCATCGAATCCGCGGCGCGGGGGCCTCGTGCGTCACCGCCGCCGTCACCACGGTCTCGATCGTGCCGCTGAGCCGTTCCAGCAACAGGTAGCCCGCGATCACGGAGCCGGTTTCGCCCAGGCGCGACAGCGGCACGTCGTTGTAGAAGCCTTCAGCATCCTTCACGGCCGTGCGCAGATAGGTGCGGGCGTTGTCGCCGAGCAGGACCGTCGGGACAAAGGTCAGCACATACTCCGACGCCTCGTTCCCGCTTCGATCGAGTCTGATGCCACCAGACGTTTGTCCGGTGGCACGGTACTCGACCCCATCCACCACCATCACAAGCGACACGCGCAACCGCCCGGTCGAGTCCCATCGCAGCGGCCGCGCCGTGGTCGGACGTTGCAGCGTGACGGTGAGGGCCGCAGTCAACGCCCCGAGCGGGATCGAGGGAGTCCGAAAGACCGGCTTCAGGGCGCTGAGCGCGACCGGCACTGAGATGGCCAGTGTTACCATCAGGACTCCCTATACGGCATGGCATAGCCTTCATCAATCATTCGTTGGTTGATGTCGGCCCCATCCTTTCGAATTGTCACCACACAGCGCCCGTACTTGTCGCGCTCGCGGTGGTACTCGGTCGTAATTTCGACGTCCCCGTCGCCCAGCATCTTAATCAAGGCATTGGTGCTCCGCAGCCCCTCGTATTTCGTCGCACCTGTGACCTCTGGGGCATTGATCCCGCGCAATCGGGCGACACACCGATGCCGAATGTCAAAGCCGAGATCAATATCCAGCTCCACAGTATCTCCATCTACGACGCGGAGCACTTTGGCTCGATAGGTGTACATCGTCACCCTTCACAAGCAACTTCACGTTAACAACACCCCCACAGCCAACAGCAGAGCCAGCGCAGCCAGCGCCACGTCAGGGCACGACACCGACACTCCGCAGGTTGGCCGGGGGGCTGGGAGGGTTTACGTTGACCGTGACCTCCACCTTGTTTGAGAAGATGCTTTCGTTCCCGGCCGTGTCGAGGGCTGTTGCTGCGTAGCAGTAGGTGCCGTCGAGTGTGACAGTATCAGCAAACTGCACGATAGCGCCGGCGCTCGTTTTTGGGACGTTAGCCACCTTGGCAAACGCGCCGGGGTTGGCGCACGGCCCAGTGGCCCGGTAGAGGTTGTCGCCGGCCCAATCAGGTTCACTATTCGGATCGGCCGAGAGATTCACCGTTGCGGCCTCGGCCAGCGCGGGCGCGCAGATAGCGATCAGGATCAAGAGCAAAGTTCTTCCGAATTTCAGCATCGGGATTCCTCCTTAAGGTTCGGCGGCAGACCCAGCACAAGCGCCAGTCTGCGCGCACGGTGGTTGATCGAGCACACCTCAGACAGCGAATCTTCTTGAGCCGCACCCCACGCTGCAACCGCGCGCGGATGCGCAAGCGCAGCAAGCACGTCTCGCACAGTGAATGACCTGGCGAGGCAGCAATCTTCTTGTGCCAGAGACACACCTTCATGGCTTTGCGTCATTGGTGAGGGCACGGATCTGGTTGACGATAGACTGAATATCCTCATCAGCACAGTAGCGAGCAATGACGAGGTCTCCTGGCTTCACAAGCGCCCAGCCACTGGCGTTGAGCCACTGAGCCTCCGGCTCTCTGATAATGGCGTGATAGCACGCTTCGCTAGAGACGACGGGCTGCGGCTTTGTCGCGCAACCGCTTGAGACGAGCCCGAATATCATTGAGCCGATCAAGACGCTGTGGATCACTTGTGTCATGCCACTCCTTCTCCAGGGCCTCAGCTTCCGCCTCCAGACGACGCTCCTGCCTGGTCTGTGAGCCAAAGGCCCACCGGAACACCTGCGAGAATGCGCTCGCAAGGCCACTGATTGCGTCCGACCAAGCCATTACTTACATTACTTATCGGCGCTAAAGTATCCGTGAAGCGCATTCCCAATGACGGCCAACAATCCGAACCAGAACGCGGGATTAGAAATGTCACCGTTTGTTTGCATATACGTAAACACTGCTAACCCCGTGGCGGAAAGAGCACCCCAAATCGTGGTTTTTGGATCAGTCATTAAGCACCTCCCATAGATGAGCATGACGCCTATTCCCATGCTCAGTGTTGACGAGCACGGCGGCGATGTCAGCGACAGCACATTAGAGCGTTTTCAGAATGGTCAAAATCTCCTGCCGTGCCTGCGCGAGCGGCACGCCGAGTCGTTGCGCCGTCCAGATCGCGATGGCCCTCATGAACTTGTCGCCGTCGAACTGGGCCTTCGCCCGTTCATCGCTCCGCGCCGCATCATAGGCGCTGATCTCCTCCGCCGTGGCCGGACGAATCCCGCCCGGCGCGCTGACATCATAGCGCTCCGTTCGCAGGTCCGGATAGCGCGGCAGTGACACCACGGCCTCGGTCGTCGGATCATAGAGCGGCTCACACGGTCCCCCCACGGTGAACTCGCCGGTCGCCAGCTTGTAGGCCCACTTGATCGTGCTCATCGATTACCAATCGATTTGGTTGATTCGGGCGAACAACGACGCGCTCCCAGATCGTGCCATCATTCCCTGATATTCGATGCAGACCGCCACTCTCGACGAATAGGTGAACCCATCCGATGATGCCGTCCAGACCGCGTGCCCAGGAGTCGCACCAGGCCCAGACGCCCACTGTGGTGGGCCAATCCACGTCGCTCTGATATGGCCGTATTGAAGAATCCCCAGCGTGCCGGTGGCGCCGTGTGTGACGTGGATCGTGCAGGGCCTTGGTGGCACATGAGCGCTCAAATGGTACAGCGTCGGGATGAGTGGAGCGGCACCGGCAGGAAAGATCGTCCATTGATCGTTCGCTGACACCGCCTGCGGGGTCCGCGCGAAGCACTGGATGCTGCGCCCGAGCTGCATGAACTGGCGCAGATGGCTGTCGCTGTCGTTGTACACGAATGGACAGATCAGCGCCTTCTGCGTATAGCCGCTCGGGAGGACCACGGGCGTGTCGTTCTCGGTCACCCAGACCTTGAACATGAAGTCGTCATCCGGATCGTTCGTCCAGGTCGTGCCGTCATAGGCCGCCTTCGACCCGTTCGCATAGGTGGCCGCGGTGGTGTCGGCGCGCCAGGCCATGAAATTCGAGGCGCTGACGGTGAAGTCACCCTGCAGGACGAGATGATATTGCGTGGCAGCCGAGAGGCTCGCCGGTGCCCTGAAGGGCATGCGCACCCAGGTCGCATCAGTCGTGAGCAGGGACACGTCATACTTGTCGCTCATCGCGAGCACGGTCCCGCTCGGCACGCCCCCCGCCGTACTCTCGATGGTGAACCAATAATTCCCCGTCGGGGTGCCGGTCTTGACCAACTTGACATCAATGAATTCGACCGGCCCGGCTGTCGCTAGTTGAAAGCCCTGACTCAGCTTCGTGCGTGCGTTGTTGTCGCGCAGCGCGTGCTGGCCGTCTTCGCCGCTCGTCAAACTGGTGTCTTCGCGGTAATTCTTCGCCTTGTGCAACAAGCCGGCCTTCGTCGTGCCGTTGTAGATCGCATAGAGTTCATAGGCGGTCGAGGGCGCTTCGCTGCCGGTATCGAGTCCGTTCACGCCAGACGCGGCCAGATCCACGACGATATTGTTCCAGTCGGTGATCTCCTCGCCGTCGTCCATCACGATGGCATCCGCGCGAAACAGCACCTTGGAGAGCCTCTGGTCCGCACTCGGATGAGGCTGCACAACGAGGCCCCGGAAACTCTCGGACAAGCCGCGTTCATGGACGTCGGCCCACATGCCCGCCGTAATGCTCAGGATCATCTTGTAGGTTTTTCCGGCCACGTTCTTCGCCGTCGCGGTGGTGCCTTCGGCGGCGCGCGTGACGGTGAGCGTGTCGCCCGAGCGAGCTGTCACCATCACGATTTCGCGGTTCGGATCGTCGCTTGGATCGCTGTAGTCCGTGGCATTCCACCAGACGAGCGGATAGGGGACGGTGCTGGGAAGTCGCGAGCCGTGCCCGGTCGCCAAGACGATCGACGTGGCCGACGAATCATAGCCGGTACTGACGGTGACCTTGGCGAAATTCTTGACTGGGGTCGCCATCCTTGCCCTCTACCACCGAATCTCGACGAGCCCGTCTTGGCCTGACTGTGGATCGGGCGCATTCGCGCCGCCCGACTTTCCGCCGCCGACCGTCACGGCGTCGCCGATGCCACTGCCAGGACTGCCTGGTGCGCCAGGCGACCCGTTGAAATCGTCACCGCTGGCCGCGCCGCCACCGCCTCCTCCGTCTCCCTGACACTTCACCAGCGCGCCAAGTTTGACCTGGGACGAGCTCCCCGCCGTCCCGCCTGTGGCAGCGACGGAAGTGGGGGCGCACGCCAAATTTCCGTGCCCATTGCTGCCCGGCAGTCCCGCCGCGCCGACGATCACGTCATAGACCTGACCGGCGACCACAGAGAGTGTGGTCACGGCCTTGCCACTATTCCCGCCAGCCCCGCCATAGGCCACTCCCGTACAGACAAACTGGTGTCCTTGGAGTTGGGTGTAGGCCCATTTCCCACCAGCCCCGCCGCTGCCACCATAGCACGTGAACTCCACCAGGCCGCTCACGGGAGCCGTCCAGGTGTAGGAGCCGGGCGTATTGAACACGGCGAGATTGTTGGTCACGGCACTCGGCAGTTGCACCACGACCTTTCCGGCCCGCACGATATTGAGCCAGGCCTCATAGGCGCGTTGTTGCGCGCCGGATCGCGTGAGCTCAAGGTCGTAGACGAGATGTCGTGCGTGCTGCTCACGCGCCGAGGCCCGCTGGATTAACCATGTGCCCACAGCTCCCACGGCCGGCAAATTCACGGAGGCGACTTGTCCGGCCCGGAAGCCGTATCCGCGGAGGCGGACCGCCAAGGTCGTGCGCGGCACGCCGCTCGTGGCCAGCCGCAAGTTGGCATATCCAATCCCCATCAACGCGAGATCCGCTGCGTCATTTGAGGTCGGATGCGTCACTTCCTCAATGTCCTCATAGCGCCCCGTGCCTCCTTCGATGGCCTGCCGTGCCGCGATCTGCTCGGCGTTCTGCCGCACGATCGTGACGGTCCGCTTCTCCTCGGTGCCCACGGCCGGCGTGCCGGTCACGATCACCGTCTGCACGTTGCGATAGGTTTCGAGGTCTTCGACCAGGGACGACGCCTCGACCGTCGTCTCGTCGATGACGATCGGCGCCGTCTCGCCGGATGTGCTCCTGATGTGCACGCGCTTGTCGGCATCGATAGACATGGACTGTCCGGTGGCTCCGGCCACGTCACGCAAGACGTCGAAGATGCGTGCATTCCGCGCATCGACCAGCGGAATAGTGGGCCCCTGATCAATCGTGCCGATCGAGAGCCCCTCGCCCGCGACTTCATTGTCCAGGATGCTGTCGATGATGTTCACCACCGGCACATTCGTAAAATTCCGACGCAAGCGCCGGCGCACGAGCAGGACCGACCAGTCGGTTGCCTCGCACTGATACTGCACGACGTTCATGGGTGTGTTGGGTTGGGGCTCCACGCGACTCATCATGCCCGCAAAGAGCACCTCAGCGTAATACAGCACCCGCACGAGATCGCCGGGCTTAGGCGTCGTGCTCGGGTTGATGAGCACGAATTGACAGGACCGCGGCTGCCCCAGCGTGTCATCAATCTGCACACTGCTGACGGCGAGCCATGATCGCCAATCGCGGCCGTTGAGCTCCAGCATAAAGGGGGCGTTGGCGAGCGCGTCCGCAATCGCGCCAGAATCCTGCAGCAGCGACCCGAATGCCGCATGGCCAACCGTGGCAATCATGCTGGCACCCCCATCCGACGCAGCGCCGAATCTTGCCGATTGCTCACAGCCAGCGCGATCTGTCGACCGTCGAGATAGACAGGCACTTCAATGCGCTGCGTGGCACCGCCCAGCCCCAACGTTTCCCGCATGAAGGCTGCACCGCGCCGATTCAGCGGAATGACGGCCTCGGACGACCCGCCCTCAGCGATCACGGCCTGCATCGGTCCGGTGGCAATCCCGCCCTCGGCAAACCTAATGGCCTTCATCGCCGCGAGTGCCGCGGCAATGCCTGCCACGCCGACCATGATGGCCACACCGACGGGAATCCCGAAGATGGTCGCCTTCATCGCCGCCGCCACCGCCGACAGAAAGCCCATGATGGCTTCGCCGATTGCGGTCAGAGCTGGCAGGATCGCGTCGAACCAGAGAGACTTGGCCGCCGCCCCAATGGCGCCAAGCGCCGTGCCGATCGCTCCGGCCGCCGCCGTCCAGGCTCCGGCACTGCTCGCGGCCGCCGCCTCGTTCGCCGACGCCGCCAGCGCCGCGGCCGCCGCCTGCTGCACGGCCGTATTGAGCGCGGCCTGCACGAGCGCGATCTGCGTCTGCTCCCACACCGCCCGCAGATCGCCGCCCTTGACGATCATCGTCGCCACGCCGCTCGTCCAGGACGACACAATTTGGCCGACGCTGAAGACGTTCGATGCGACGAGATCCTGCAGCTGCTTTTCGAAGAAACTGGGGAATTCCTGGATCGCCTGCCGTCGGCGCGCCTCCGTCCGCAGGTCCAGGGCTTCCAGCGCGGCCGCCTTGCGGCGCTCGTCGAAGATAGTCTCCTCAATGCGTGCTCGTTCGCGGTCCGCCTCCGCGTCGATCAACGTCATGCGCACCCGGCGTGCCGCCTCGGACGCGCCCAAGAGCCCAGACTCTGCGCGGAAGAGTGTCTGCTGCACGGCATCGAGCGCTTGCAGCTTTTCGACCTCAAGATCGAGCACGTCGTTCCGGTGTTGCCAGGCGTCCGTCGCCTGCTGCACAATGCCTTCGGCCTGCGACTGATTGTGCAGCGCGAGCAGATGGGCCTCTTGCACGGTCAATTCGGGCATGAGAGCCATGAGAGCCTGGACGGCCTGGAGCTGCTCGTCAAAGACAGAGGTGCCAGCGGGCTTCTCGAATTGGAGCGCGCGGACCTGCTCCGCTAGCTCCAACTGCCGAGCGAAGGCGGCGTTGCGCTCCGCCTGTTCGCGCTCCGCAATCGCCAGCACGTTGCGACCGAGCACTTCTTGCGCATGCCCTTCGGCCACGGTCAGTTTGAAGCGCTCGATCGACTGGTCCCGGATGCGCCGCCCGATCGCCTCCTGCTTTTCAGCAGCCGCGAGTGCAAATTCGGCCACGTGGCTGTCGAACTGTGGCGCCATCTCAGGCGGCGGACTCGGCGGTGGCATCTGCGCGGCTCTGGCTGCTGCAAGCGCTGCGGCAATAGAAGGCGATAAGGCGGAGATGAATGGATGCTCTTTCTTGATCTGCTCCAGAGCCCGGCTGTAGTTGACGGTGATGTTTGTGAGCGTGGCAATCGCCGACGTGACCTTCTCGATGCCGGCGACGACGATCGGCGCAAACGCCGCGCTGAGCTGCATCTTGAGCCCCTGCAGCGCCACACCCAAACGATCGGCGGCATCATCGACGGCGGAGAGGGCGGCCAGTTGCGGCCCGGTCAACACGGCGCCAAAGCGCACGGCGGCCTCGCGGCTCTCATCGAAGGCGCGCGCACCCTTGTTCAGCAAGGGGATGAGTTCGAGTCCGCTTTTACCGAAGAGCTCGACAGCGATGCGTGCCTTGTCCGGTCCGTCGGGCATGGACTGGAATCGATCAGCCACCGCTCGCAACGTGGACTCCGTCGAGCCCAGCTGGGTGATGGAAATGCCCATTTCGTCGAAGGCGACGGCAGCTTTGCTCGCCGGATCCCGTGCATCAACGATTTGCTTGGACAAGGTGCGCATGGCGGACGTGAGCGTTTCGCCCTGCAGATTGTTTTCCGCCATGATGACGGACCATCCCTGCAGAGTGCTCGTCGCAATGCCCGTCTTCTGCGATAGCTTTTCGATCGCCTCTGCCTGAGCACCCGCACTGAGCGTCATCATCGTGGCGGCCGTCGCCGCTGCGACCATCCCTCCGGCTAGCACTCCGACCGCTGCCGCACCACCTTTGCTCAAGACGGCCAAGGTATCGAGCGCACGGTTGAGGTTCCCGCCTAACTGCGCACCCGCTTGTCCGGCCGAACCCCTGAAGGCATCGAGCGACGTCTGTGCCGTCCTCAGCCCTGCGACGAGGCGGCTAGCATCAGCGATTAACTGAAGGGTTAGCGTGCTCATGTCTTCTGATCCTTGTGCACTCGTGAGAGTAGGCGAAACGCGGATCGCACGCGCTCAGCCACGTCCTGCGCTCGCTGCTCGTCGTCCTCCTCGTCGGTCTCCTCGAACACGGGCAGGTTCGGCACAAAATCTTCAGGCTTTGCGATGGGCTGCGACTCTCGTGTACGATTGACATTGCGCACCATGGCGGCAATCAGCCCGGCCCGCCAGTAGTCGGTCAGCGGTCCAAACGGTTCAATGAGGCTATAAGCTTCCCATTCTGCCAGATCCAGGCTCGACAAATGTGTCAGAAGCGCCCGTCTCGACGGAAATCCCAGAGCCAGGGCTAGACGGAGCTGGAAGAGTCGCCCTGGTTGGGCTCGGAGTTTTTTACTAACTCCTTCACTTCGTCGTCGCCAATCCCGGAGAGCCGCTTGGCAATGCCGAAGAGGTAGTCCAGAGCACGACCGCTCTTCGTACCCAGCTGCTCGATTTCTTCCTCCTCGAACAGAAGCTCGCGCCGTTCATTGCACAGACATCGCTGCAGCAGCTTCGCCCTGGCGTTGTGCAGATTCGCCTCGTGCTTGGTCCCGCGGACGCGAATCAAGCTCGACTCCCAGGCGTCTCGCCCTGCGCCGCTCAGTCCACACACATACACGACGCCTGGCCAACCATAGGGACGCATATCAACGCATTCCATTGGGATGTCTTCCGCGGCGAGAATAGCCGCTTTTGATAGGACTGGCACAGTCTGCTCGCCCATGATCCACCCCTCCTTCTCCTTTGTTCAATCTGATCAACACACTGACATCTGGTACACGAATCATGCTGACGGACACGCTCCCAGGACGAGAGCCTCTGCCTAGCTGCACGCTGCGTTACCCGATCGGAATGACCGCGAATTTTACTGCGGCGTTGCTCGCCTGGTAATAGAGCATCCCGTCTGCCTGCTTCCATCCTTCGGTATTATCGAACCGCAGAATGACCATGTCGCCCGGCGCCAGAGTATAGCCCGTGATATCACCGGAGCGACGCTTGGAATCCGGGACGCTGGTAATCGTCACCGTGTAATTGGACGCGCCTGTATTGAGCGCGATCAGATAGAACGGCGTGCTCATGGGCGTCTGCTGAAAGTTCACCGGATCTGCTGGCGTCAGCGCAATGTCCAGTGAATCTGCTGCAGGCGGAAGGCTCGGATAGCTGAGCGGAGATTGGATATTCACAGTCACTCTAGGCATTGTCTTGTCCTCCTCTTGCGTCGCAGATTAACAGCTCAGAAATTTACTCGCTTGCTTTAGGACCAAACCGGTGCACCCGTCACGCGCAACGTGATTTTTTGCTTAATCACGTCGTCCGTCGGGAATTCATACGGTGCCGATTTCACAAACGCCGAAAACGTGACTGTCTCGATTCCGCCAGGGAGCACAATTTTCCAGTTGCCGGTGCGCCTGTTGAGCAAATCCGAACGAATGCCTTGGTGCGTGGCATCGCTCGGATTGTAGTTGACCTCGAATTCAATCTGTCCGGCGTCAATCAACGTGGCCACGAACTCGCGGAAGGAGCCCGCCGCTGCCGAGCTGTGCGTGGTCACTTCCGCCTCGCCAACTTCCATGGTTGGGCCTGAGATGTTACGAACTTCCCCGACGGTGGAAAAGACTTCAGGCGATCCTCCGTCCCCTCTCTTCAAGAGCGTGCCATAACCCGCTTTAGCTTGCGAAGGCATGCGTCATCCCTCCTCTTGTGTGTTAGCCCGTGAAACCGAATGTCCGCGTGAACTTGACCTTCCAGTTCATGACGAACTGCGCGAAGGGCTGCGCGATTTGCGTCCCCTCGTCCGTCGTCAGGCTCTCCAACTGGAAGCTCTCCGTGTCGGCTCTCAGATCCGCTTCGTTCCTCACGTAGCACTCGAAGACGTCCTCTATCAGCTCGTCCAGTTTGGCGCGGCAATCCTTCGCATCATTCACATAACCGATCAGCTTCATGAGCACCTCGCAGGAGAGTCCGTGCATGCGTTCGTGCTCATACTCTTCGCTCGTCACGACGACGCAGATCGCCGGATACTTCGTCACCTGGTCATACTCGACCCATGCGGACAGGATTTCGGGTGTGACCTTCGAGCGATAGCCGCCTGCCTTGTCGGTCGGCCCGATTTGACGCAGTGCCGCTAGCCAGCGGTCGCGGAGCACGGTTCTGAGGCTCGGCTCAGGCGTCACCTTTTCCCTGCCTCCTGTAAGACCTTCTCGACTTCAGCGCGTGCCACCTTTTCCATGTTCTTCAGTGCGGGCATCTTGACCGGACGTGCGGCCAAGTGAAAGCCAGTTGCAAAGAGCTCACCGCGGACAAAGCGTGGTTCGTCTCCACGCACGGCAATCTTCATCGCTTGGCCTCGCTTCGCCCTGATGGTGCGCGACGGAACCGTGGCTCCTCGCTCAAAGATGTTCGTCAGCTTGGGTAGCGGCGAGACCGTCGCTGCAACCATTGCCGGATTCACCGTGGTCGACGTCCGAATGGCGCGCGTGGCCGCACGCAGACGACCCGTGCGGCGTCGGAATTGCGAGTTCAGGAGCCGTCGCGCGGTATTCCGACCGGCATTGGCAACGCGCTTCATGGCTTCGCGGAGCCGCTTGACGGTGAGGAGATGCACGTCGGTGTATTTCAACAGATGCGTATCGTCGAGCTTGATCGAGAGGCTCATAAGGCGTGCGTCCTCAGAGTGTATTTCTCGATGATCGCCGCGAGGTTCGCGGAGCCCAGGTCCAGGTTGAGATATTGCACGGAGCCGTCGGCCACTGTGCGGCTGCGCACGCCGATGAGATTGTTCTCACCCTTCGCCCGCACCGCCCACACCATTTCGATGGCGGCTTGCTCCAGGTCGGCCGGAATGACCGAATAGCCGCCGCGATAGCGCAGCCGAACGTTCAGCGTCCCGCGTGGCAACGTGTAATTAATGAATTTGATGATGCCCGCTTCAGCGTCATAGACGTCATAGAAGGCAGGGTCCAGCACGGGCTTGTCCCAGACTCTCAGATTGTCAATTTGCACATCCTGGATGGAGATAATTGGAGGACGCCCGACAATCAGTGCCGTGCGCCACTCGTCGCCGCTGTAGTATTCGACGATCGGCGTCGTGCCAGAATCGTCGAACTTCCGATTGCATTCCTTTTCCAACCACGTTTGCACGACACCGATAATGCGCTCCAGCTCGGCGTCATCCTCGTCGTTGTCGACGTCCAGGCCGCGGAATTGTTTGCAGTTCGAGACCGTGGTAATCATGCGCCGCGCTCTGCTCTATTCAGCCTCTCCAAGGTACTCCCCCAAGCCCGCCGCTTGACGCGCCTCGGCGACATAGCGCTTGACGAGGCATTCATCGCCAGCGGCCAAATTGAATTCCGGCTCGACGACATTCCCTTCGCGGTCCTCGACGCGCAAGCCGGCCCACGCCTGAGACGTGCGGAAGCGGACCAAGTCGTCCGGTCTCCGCTGCTCCTCTCGCTGCTCCTCCACCTGCTCGTCTTTGGATTTCTTGGCCATTGTCCCATCCTCCCCTTTGATACGCTGGTGCGAGATCGTGCGCTGGCAGCCCAGCTCTCCAGACCGCCAGCGCTCTCACTCTTGCCAGATGGAGCGCCCTGCTTAGCTCGCGCTGTTGGCGTAATACTTGACCGGATTCGTGCCCGCGTCGATCAGGTTTCCGTCGTATCGAGCGAAGGCAAAGAATCCGACTTGCAGATTGTCGGCGTATCGCTCGGTCAGGCGGAGCAAGGTCACGCCTTTGACCTGGCGAATTTTATACTTATCCAGGGCGCCGAACAGTATGCTCTTGGCATTCGCGGCCATCACGGGCATGTCGTTGTTCACGGCGATCGGATAGCCGAGCAACGTATCGGGCTGCCCTGCCTGCAGGCTCGGCTCCCAGAGCGGACGCCCTTGAGAATCCTTCAGCTTCCGAATCACCCTGATGGTGGCATCATTCATCATCCACTTCGCCCCTGGCCGGTAGGCCGGGTCGACGGCATACATCAAATCCACGAGATCGTCGTAGATCACTGAGGTCGTCTGACCCGTCGCACCGGTCTTGCCGAGAGCCGCGGCCGTGACAATCCCGGTCGGCTTCGAGGCGCCGTCGCCGGTCGTGAAGTGAAGGTTCAGAATCCGGCCGAGGCGCTGCCCGGCGATGTCCGCCACCAGATTCTCAATCGAGAAAAAGCTGTCTTGCATGAGCTGGAAGCTCACCGCGATCAGCTTGGACGTGTACATGTAGGCCTTCAGCGTCACGCTCCCAACCGTTATGTCCTGTGCGCTAATGGCCGTATTCTCCGTCAGGATCGCGCCGACCTGTGTCGTGTCGTTGACCGTCGGCCACGGCAGATCCGCGCCGCTGCCCGTTTCCAGGACCTCGGCGACGGAGAGCATGCCTCCCCAGAACTTGAGTGCGACATCAAGGCGGTCGCTAAATTCCTGAGGCACGAGGAACCCGCCGCCTGCCGGCGTACCGACACCTTGTGCCGCATAGATCGACGGTGCAAAGCCTGCCTGCGACAGAAGCAGCTTGCGGTCGGCATCCTGCAACGTTTCCATCCCGCCACGCAACCACGTCGCGAAGGCACGCGCATATCTGACCTGACGCTCCTTCTGCTCGTCGGGCGAAATGCTATCGAGACCGGCGCGCATTTCGACGCGCTCCTGTAAGGCGGCTTCCATCGCGATGAGCTTTTCCCACCGCTCAATCTCCACCTGCTTCTTGTCGGCGTCGGCCAGAATCGCATCAACCCGTGCCACCTCCTCCGCCGTCATGTTGTCTGTCATCAAGGCTTGCGCCTTCTTAATCAACTCAACACGCTCAGCCCGCAGCTGCTTGACCTTGAGTAATGACATGCCACCCTCCTTGTGTGTGTTACCGTGAAAGGCCGCCGCGCTCGACGAGCGCCAGCCGCCGCCGCATGATAGCGGCCCGCCTGAGTCCCTCTTCCTGCACACGCGCGCTCTCCGAGGAACTCGACGCGACGAGCGGCGCGGGAACTCTGGAATAGGACGAGAGATCAAATTCGACTCGCGCCTGCACGCCTCCGCCCGTCAGAATCTCGTCCGCCATCTTGGCATCGACGGCCTCCTGCGCGGTAAACCACGTCTCGTCGTCCATCAGCTTCTGCACCTCTGACGCCGTCTTTCCGGTACGCTTCACGTAAATGTCACGGAGACTCTCGCTCACCTTGTCGAGCGTCTCCGCCATCTCGCGCATGTCCTTTGCTGAGCCAATGACGAAGCCCCACGCGTTGTGGATCATGAGGAAGCTGGCTTCGTGCATGAGCACTTTGTCGCCTGCCAGCGCAATAATGGAGCCAATGGAGGCGGCAATGCCGTCGACCCGGGTCGTGATGTGCGCACCATGCGAGCGCAGCGCGTTATAGATGGACAAACCCTCGAAGACGTCGCCACCAGGAGTATTGATGGAGACGGTAATTCGTGAGGCCTTAATCTCGTGGAGGCGCGCGACAAAATCCTTGGCCTCGACGCCTCCCCAGCCAATGTAATCGTAAATCATCACTTGTGCGTCGTCACTCTCCGCCGAGGCACTGATATCAAACCAGCGTCGTGCGCCCGCGAGCATCTGCTTCGTGGTCATGGGTTCTCTCCTTCGCTTGCCGATACAGTGTCAGCGGTAGTGGGCGCCACCCCGCGTGACTGGAAGGCTTCGCCTGCGCGTTCCAGCGGCACGAGATTCGCGTTGATAAAGTACCGGTCGCCTCCCGGTATTCTGTTCATGTCTTCCGCAGCGCGAATTTCATTGATGGACAGCCAACCGTGTTGATGACCGCTGGCATAGTAGGCCGCGCGTGCCTGGGAATCGCCGCGGAGGAGCCCCTGTGTCTTGAATTGCGCATAGAATGGCGAGCGCGGAAACAGTTTCCGGTTGAATTCCTGCTCGAAGCGCACGAGCCAGGGCACGAGGGTGAAGGTTAGGAAACCCAGCAACATCTGCTCGATGCCGGACCCCCAACTGGTTTGCTTATCGGTGTGACCGATCAAATGAGGCGGCACGCGGAAGAACCGCGCAATGTCCTCCACCTGAAATCGCCGCGTCTCCAGATATTGCGCGTCCTCCATCGTCATACTCACGACCGAGACGTCCATGCCCTCCTCCAGCAACAGCGTTTTGGCGGCATTCGAGAGCCCAGCGTGTTGCTCCTCAAACTGCGTCCTGAGCCGGTCTTGCGCGGGCTTGCTGATGTTTTTGGGATGCTTCAGGACGGTCTTGAGGCTCGCACCATTGCTAAAGACACGCCCGCCGTGCTCTTCGGTTGCCAGCGCCAGGCCAACGGCTTCACGTGCCGCGTGGCTAATGACCGAGAGGCCGGTGAGCCCATCAAAGCTCAATCCAGGGATGTGCAACATGTCGCTCTGGTCCAGCAGCTCAGAGCCACCGCCAGGGAGATCGACCTTGTAAAGGTTGCGGCCGTTGACACGGCGTGGATGCACATAGCTGTAGGGGATGGGAAACAGGTCCAGCAGCGTGCCGCCCTTCGTCCGTCCTATGGCCGCATATGCATTGCCCCCGAGCAGGAGATTGGCAACCAGGAATTCGCGCCACACCGTGCTCGTCATGGCCGGATTGGGCTCGTCGTGGAGCAAGTAGTAGGCAGGATGATCCGGCACCTCAACCGCATCGCCGTCGACGCGCCGGTAGACTTTCAGCGGCAGACTGGCAATGGTTTGTGCGATCAGCGTGACGCAGGCGTAGACGGCGCTCGTCCGCATGGCCGTTTCGGAATTGACGAACCTGCCTGCCTGTGTGGGGCCGCCGTGAAAGAAATCGACCAGCCAAGACGCCGGACTGCCCAGATTCGTGGACGGATTCTCGGGCGACGCATTCGCGATGACTGGCCTCTGATCCGCAGGCTTCTTGCGTGCGAAGAACTCAAGTAGGCGCATACACGAAAAAAGCCGTCGCAAAGGAAGAGTTGGAATCTCTCCTCTGCGACGGCTTCCGTTGGTGCCGGTTGGCCGTCAGTGTCAATCCCCGCACACGCGGGGAAGACTAGCGTCATCCGCTCGTGCCCGTCTCGTTTTGCGAGTTAGGCAATCGAGTGCTGTAATCTTATGCCCGTGAATCTTGATTGTCAAGATGCCATAGCCATGACGAAGGAGCTTCGTCAGTTCTGCCTCTGCGTCCTCGCGCAGCAGGTCGTCAGTTTTTGCCATTCTCCCCGCCCTCCTTGTCGTTCTTCGTCTTGCCCATTGCCAGCAGACCACGCGTCTCATAAATCGACTGACGATTGCCACCACGTATTTTGCGATCCAGCGCGCAAAGGATGCCAATGATGCCGTCAATTTTCCCTTGACTTTCAGCCTTGTCCGGCTTCAGATTGCCTGCCGGGTCTTCCCTCACCGCGCAGTTGCTCGCCATCCATCGCAGAATCGGGTGCCCGCCATGGCGGAGCTTTCTGAGGAGCAGCAGTCTCTCTAGTTCCCGCATGGGGCCGGCCATGCTGAGAAAGCCCATGCCCATCCCCACGACGACCATCCCCTCATCCATCAGTTGCATGCTCAAGTGATAGCCCTGGAACAGTCGGTCCACGGCCAACTCGCGGACCTCGAACTTCGCCGCGCTTGCCAGGATTTCCGCCTTGATGAACTCATAATCAATGGCATTACCTGGCGTGATCTTCAATAAACCCTGTGCGTGCCACGCCTGATACTGCTCGCGGTATTTGTTGGTCTCGTCGTAGAGTCGCGCCTCAGGGCACCAGAATTGGCAGCGCACGGTGAACAAGTCCTCGTCAAACGGATCTTCAAAGCCGAGCACATAGGCTGTGATATCCGACACGCTCGATAAATCCAGCCCGCCATAGCACGCTCGCCCAAGGAATTCTTGGTCCAGAACCGGCGCGCCCGCATTCTCGTCCCACAAATCCATGTCAATCCACCGCTTGATCTGCTGCGTCCAGACGTTGAGGTGCAGACGAAGAAAGGAATTCTGGAATCCGGGCAGCCGCTCCGCCTTTTGTGCCAGCTCCGAGAGCTGCTCGACCTTGACCGACACGCCCAGATTCGGGTTGGACTTAATCCACACTTCCGGATCTTGCCAGGAGTCGCCCACATCGAGCGTCGCAATATAGGCAAGAAAGGACTCATCCTGGACATTGCCGTTGAGAATCTGCTCAGCATACTCGTGTAGCGCCCAGCACAGCGTGGCGCGGTCGAACCCCGCCGTGGTAATGGCGAAGATGACCGGATTGCGCCGTGCACCGATGGCCGTTTCGATTTTATCCCAGACGCCGTAATGCTTGTGCGCGTGCACCTCGTCGATAATCGCGCCGTGCACATTGAGCCCGTCCATCGTATCCTCGTCGGCACCGAGCGGCTCAAATTTCTGGTGGCGCGAGTCACGCACGATGACATCCTTCATACAGGTCAGATAGGAGAGCAACGACGGCGACGCCTTGACCATGCGCATCGCTTCACCGTGCACAATCCTCGCCTGGTCTTTTTTCGTCGCCGCGGCATACACTTCCGCACCCGCCTCGTCGTCAGCGAACGCCAGATAGAGGCCGATCCCCGCCGCCCACGTACTCTTGCCATTCTTGCGTGCCACCTCCGCATAGACTTTCTTGAAGCGGCGGCGTGGCCCTTCTGCCGTCTCGCGATACCAGCCGAATAGATTCCAGTTGACGAACTGCTGCCAAGGTGAGAGCACCAGCTCCTTGCCCGCCCACTCCCCTTTACTGTGCTTCAAGTAGCGGAAGAAGCGCGTGGCCTTTTCCGCTTTCTTGACGTCAAAGAAGAGGCCGCGGTCGCCACTGGCGTCGAGGTCGCGCACGTAGCGCTCGACGGCCAGGCGCACGAGGCGTCCCGTCACAATGCGCCCACTCAGGACGCCATCGACGTACTCATCCACGGACGCTTGGGCGAACCGCTCAGTTAAAGAATTCACCGACGCCATCTCTCGTCGATTGCGGCATGACCTTCGCGCGGTGCGAACTGGTCGGCGTCAATCCCAGCTCGACCAGGCACCGTCTGTAATCCTTCCGCACGGCCGTCAGTAAATCGAACTCCATCACGCGCTTTTCCACCGGCTGCCCCATGCTGCCCTTCTGTCGATACACCAGGCTCTTCTTCTTCGCGATCGCGCGCTCCAACTGCATCATCTGTGCATAGCTATTGCACGCCAAGATCAGAATGCCCATGTGTGCCTTCGTCAATGTGCGCATAGACAGCATGATGTCGCACAAATATCGCCAGTGCTGCAGTGCTTCGCCCTTCATGCTCGGCGGCGGATCGGGCGCGCCGATTTCAAGCACCGATTCTGGTGCAATCGGTCGCTTGCCCCTATTCCCTTCCAGCTTCTTCTGCTCGGCAGTTTTCTTTGCACTCACGTCTCACCCTCATATTTGTAGAATCGTCCCTCGTCATCATAGAAGCCCCACGCATGGCGACGCCGGCCCGTCACGACGATCGTCCAGCACGTCGTGCCGGGTTCCACCCAGATCTTGTGCCGCCATCGCTCGGCACGGAAGAGCACACGGCCGGCGCCATAATAGACGTGCTCCCACTTCCGCGGCGGAACACCTGCCGTCGTTTCGACATATCCGCCCTTCAGAATCAGGCTCACGAACTGCCACGGATGATCGTGCAGCCGCTCGTCCTTGTCTGGTCCGATGAACTTGTGCACATAGACGCCACCATACGGCGTCGAGAATCCCCAGCGCGTCATGTAGTCCGTGCCAATCTTCTTGCCCCAACACCACACCCACCGCTTCTGTCTCATGTTGGCTCCTCTTCGTGAAAAACGCCCCACTTCCACTGCGGTCGCGCAACCTGGGGTGCGACAGCCGGTACCTATCGAAACCGCCAGAGTTTTGCCCCCCCTACCCTCTTTCAAGAGGCTCGTGTGAGTTCGCCGTGGGCGACGTGGGCTTGGTGCGTGCCCATGACCATCATCGTTCATCCGCTGATCTTACAGACGCACCTGGCACAGTCGCGTTCGCAACCGCCAGTGGCTCCCGTGCCACTTGGCTCAGTGTCGCAGCCGGACGCAATAAGCACCAGAAGTAAGAGTAGTAGTCTCATCGTGTCCTCCTTGGTTGGTTCTGTGGTTGCCTCACGGAAGTCATGATGCGCGCTCTTGTATGGCACGGACAATCTTGCCACACAGATTGCCTGGCAGTTCAGGGATCGACTGCACGAGCTTCATGATGGACGCGCGCTCGTTTTGAATGGCGCGCGTCAGATCCATCTGGTAGCGAAGTTCAATGGCTCGGACGATCATGCGGACTCGCTCTTGCGTCATGGCGGTGCCGTGGAAGCACAGCGCCAGGATGAGAAGCTCGGACATGGGCTTCCGCTCTGCCCATTCCTTGGCCTGCTGCTCAATCATCTCGTCGACGACGCTCATAGTTCCCTCCTGCACGAACGGCACACTTTCCAGCAGCACCAGATGTCTCCGCGCTCGGCCTGGACATGGGCGTTCCGGTGACGGTTCAGCTCGTCAACGGCACAGTAGAATGCGCCGAAGTCTTTGTCGATCAATTTTCGTCTCGTGACGATTTGATCGTGTCTCCCGAAGAAGCACGCCACCTTTTGCAAGAGCCGTGTGCACATGGAGTCCTCCTTTCGTCCGATGAGCTGTTCTTGCAGTGCATTCTCCGTCCAGTCGTAGGGCGGCGGCAGGCGTAGCCGACGCAGCGTCCATCGATAGGCCGCATCGTCGGCATGCAACTCAACGACCTGTGCAGCGAGCAAGCGGAGACGCGGGAACAGGAACACATTGACGACGCGACTGGCTTCGAGATGATGCGCTCGGAGCCAGGGAATAATGTGTCCGTTGGATCGACAGACTGACCGCGGCGACATCCAAAGCATACTTGCACCTCTCTGTCTGACGGTTGGGTTAATGACTCCGGCGCGTCCAGCGCCCGTCCTCGCGTGCTGTTTTTTGCGAGTGGTGATAGTGACACAAGCTCTGCAAATTGCGCGGATCGTCGCTGCCGCCATGCCGACGACTGAGAATATGGTCCACGTCCGTCGCCTTCACTCGATATCCGAGGCGTGCGCATTCGCGGCAATAGGGTTCACTGCGCAAGTGCGCGTCTCGGAGTTTCTTCCAGACGTAGCCATAGCCACGCTCGTGACGATTCCCACGCGGCGGTGGCGGTGCCGACGACACCACGCCACTATCGAATCGTGGCGCGCAGGTGGCACAATAGCCGGGGCGTGAGACCAGATTGGGGCAGCCTGGATTTCGGCACGGATTCAGCGGCAGACGCGGCATATGCACGGACCTCCTCTCATCGTCATCGAGCATTCACGCATCGGATCGCACGAGATCAGTCGTCCTCTGCGACTGCCTGGGTCTCCCACGCGGCGAAGGTGTCAAATGACACGCCTGCATCGTTGGCATGAATGAGGGACTTGTACCCGTGCCGGCGGGCGACACGCCACAAGCGCCCGCACAATTGGTTCTTCTCCAGGTTCGTGATCCATCCGGCCGTGCAGGCATAGCGCAGCGCGCCGATGACGCAGACCGATGTGATCGCATGGAAGTCGAACTCAGGATCGCATAACCGGCCCTGTGCGTCTCGGCCGTACCCGTCCCTCGTTTGCGTGATGCCGCGCTCCTGCAGTCGCTGCAGGATCTCACCGAAGCTCATGGATTGCCCTCCTCTGCCCACTCTGCCTCTTGCTCCAGATACCACTCCAGCGGGCTGTCTTGCTCATCCTCTCGTGCCTACCGCTCTCGTGCGACCATCCGTGCACAGTCGGCACAGAGATCGCCCATCGCGGGATCCCACTGCGTGGTCGTCCAGGCTCCACAGTGCTCACACGGCATCCGTTTCTTCATGCTCCACTGTATTGCCAGGCTTGAATGTCATCGTCATACCTCCTCTCAAGCCGAATCGCCATCCGTCTCAACACTGATGAGGCTCAGTGTCCTCAGCACCGTCATCGTGGTGAGGCTCACGCTCCGCGTCTTGGTGGCGTGTCACCGTCTCCGTCAGTGGGATCGCCTCCGCTGCCTTTCGTGGATCGCCCTTGACGAACACCAGCAAATACTGGTGCGTCCGACCGAGCTTGCGCGTCGCATTGAACTGCTTTTGGACTCGGAGCGGCAGCGAGCCGATGGCATTAATGAGAACGGCCTCATTGTAAAAGCGCGCGCCCGCGTCTTCGAACGCGGCAATGGTATCGCGCACGAATCCTCGATAGGAGCCGTGCTTATCCTTCGTTCGCAGCTCCGACACGACGAAGGCCGCGAAGCGGTTAGGCTTCAGATGCACGATCGACCAGGCCACGATGTCTCGATAGGCTTCGAGGAACTGGTCATACTCCATCGTCGATAAATCTGCTTCCAGGTCGCTATAACGCTCCAAGTCGGCATAGGGAGGACACGAGAAGACGAAGTCTGCCATCTCACCGCGATAGTTCGGCAGCTCCGTTCGAGAGTCGCCGCACTTCCACTGAATGTCACAGTGCGGACAAATCAAGTGGTGTTGGATGCGGTTCGCCTCGACTTGTTCCTCTCTCAGGTCAATTCCGAAATAGCGTCGGTTGAGCAGGCCCGCCATGATGCCGCGCACGCTTCCGCCCGCGAAGGGATCAAGCACGAGCCCACCCTCAGGACAGAACCAGCGGTAGCAGAGCTCACAGAGGACGGGGTCGAAGATCGACGTGGAATTTGCTTCCAAGCCGTCCTTCGACAGGCTGCCGTCATAGATTTTTCCGCCGTTATAGCCTTGCCCATTGCGGGTAATCGCCATGGCAGGCGAGAACTTCAGCAGATTACCTCCTGGATTCGTTCGGTGCTCCCTAGGACCGCGCACGCCTGACCACTCAGACGTGCCACTATAGACGGAACTAGCGCTCGCGCCCATCGCGTCCTTTGCTCGTCCAAGTTCGGAGCGAATGCCGAGCGCACACCACGCGCGCTTGCGGTCCTGCCAGTACCCTTGCCGAGTGTCGAGCACCGTAAACGGAGGCACGACGAACAGGTCACCGAGCTTCCCTTTACTGCGTCCAGGTTCCAGCGGATTGCCGAACAAATCAGTGCCAAAGAGCGGCGAAGTCGGACCGTTCAGACCTTCACCGCTGCACGCCTCCTCCTGCTGCTCCTGGCCGAGAGCCGTCGACGGCCCGTGCTGGCTAGGGAGGGTGCCCTCAAACAAGTCGAGTTCCGTTGGCCGGCCCTCCTCGAACAGCGTGGCTTGGACCTCCTCGCCAGCCGTAACCAGAGGGACGTCATCCTGATCTTCTTGTGCCATCATGTCCGGTATCATGCGTTGAGGTTCGCTTCCTTAAGCAACTTCTCCACGCGCTCCGGTGGGTATTGCTCCGCAATTTCGCGGTCACTGAGATGTTTCACCTTCTCGTGCAGCTCCTCGTCGAATTCCGCTGTCATGGACTTTCGGCGTGCGCGATGGACCATTGTTTCGGTGCCGACTAGTGACCGTCGTGGTTTGACACCCTTGACGGGGTGTGAGAGCTTGCCTTTCGTCCGCGTCTTGGCTTCCCTCATGTGCTGTGCCCTCCTTTGTTGATGGTGGATACACGAGCGTCACCGTGACGCCTGGCTGAGATTTATCGATATGAAAAGCGTGGAGGATCGCGATGGCTCCTTCTTTGTACAGCTTCCAACCGTCGCTTGAGATCAGGCCGATGTCTTTCATGGCGTCCAAGATCAGTTTGGTGCCACCCGCGGCGATATTGTCCGGATCGCGCCGACGTTCCCGTTCGCGCCAGTCGAATCGAATCGTGCCAAGCAGTCGGTCGGGCAACTCTGGCACGCCGCCACATTGCGCGTTGAGCGCGCATTGAATGTGGGCGGCGACTTGCTTGCCATATCGGTCCTTGAGACTGGTGTACTTCGAGCCCCGGACGCGCTGTCCGAATCGGTTGACACGTATCGAGCCGCTTGACGCGATGAGTTCGTTCAAATCAGGGAGCCGCATGGGAATGCTGAAGACTAGCATTCGTCGAATTCCGTCACCAGTGCCTTGCTCAGACATTCAGCTCTCCTTCCGCGCGGTATCGTTCCAAGTTATCGAAGCGCACCTGCTCGGCGAGCCAGGCCACACGCACGTCGCCTGCCATGCCGTCGCGGTTCTTCCGCACGAGAATCTCGGCTTCACCTTGGGCGGCTTCCGGATTGTACACCTCGTCACGGTAGAGCATGAGCACCACATCGGCGTCCTGTTCGATCGATCCCGTCTCGCGTAAATCCGACATGAGCGGGCGCTTATCCTCACGCTGCTCACAGCTGCGGCTCAACTGGGAGAGTGCGATGACGGCGATGTCGAGTTCTTTCGCGATGAGCTTGAGGCCGCGGCTCACCTCTTCCAGTCCCTGGCGGCGGTCCAGGCCAGGAGACACCGACATGAGCTGCAGATAATCGACGACCAGCAGGTCCAGCCCTTGCTGGCTCTTCAACTGACGCGCCTTCGCACGGAGCTGATGCACGTCCAAGGCAGAGCTATCGTCGATATAGAGCGGCAATGGTTCGAGCCGCCCCGCGGCCTGCACGATCTGCCGCCAACCCTCTGAGGTAAGCCGCTCGCCCATGCGAAGCCCGACCAGATTAACGCGCGCTTCCATGCTCAGCATGCGCAGGCCGAGCTGACGGCCCGTCATTTCGAGCGACACGAAGCCGACGGTCAGTCCGCGCATCGCCGCCTCTAGCGCGGCCTTGAGCGCCAGTGCCGTCTTTCCCATCGATGGACGCCCGCCGACGATGATCAGCGTGCCTCGTTGCCAGCCGCCGAGCATGGCATCGAGATCAATCAATCCGGATGGAATCCCCAGCAGGCGTTCGGAGTCGAGCTTTTGCATGCGATCACAGAAGTCGACCGTGTCCATCATGACCGCGCGGCATTCCTGCCAGGCTTTCGCCTCCCGCCCGTTGAGCCTCTGGAAGATGGCTGCTTGCGCGTCCATCCCGACGACGTCCGGCGCTTCACACTCATACAGTCGCTCGATGGACGTTGACAACTCGCGGATGAGTTGGCGACGGAGCGACTGCTCTTTGACGATTTTCGCGTGCGTCAGAATCTGAGCGGCGGAGAACACGTCCTGTACCAGTTCGGCGATATAGGACAGACCGCCGCAGTCGTCGAGCTTCCCGAGCTGCCGCAGCTTGTCGCAGAGCTGCAAGTAGTCAATGTCCATGGAGTCCGTGGACTGCGCGCCTAACTCCAGCATGGCGTCCCAGATAATCCGGTGCCGAATCAGGGAGAAATCTTCCGTCCGAAGCATTACTCTCGCCGCATCCAGCGCCGTCCCAGAGAGCAGGATCGCTCCGAGCACGGAGCGCTCGGCCTCGATGTCAGCTGGAAGCTGCCGCAGTGGCGGCTCGGCCCTCTTCTTGGTCGTCATCTTTGGGTTGCTCCTGTTTGGTTGGTTTTTTCTTCGCTGCGACGTGACGATAATGCTGTTCACAGTAGCGGAGCACGCCGTCGCTCGGCCATGCTTCGCCGTCCTTAGGCTCATACAGTGGTTGTCCGCACGGCGTCAAAAAACGCTCACCTGGTTTTTTGTCACGGTAGGAGCACGAGCCGATGACACGGACCGGCACGGTGTGTCCTGGCAGAGTGCGAATATCCCGCATTTCCCTCACCAGCCAATTCCGGACGAACGCCCGCGTAAAGTTTCGACGCCGCTCCTTTGCCCACTCCTCCGCCGCTTTGACGATCATGCGGAGATGAGGGCGGATCGGAGAAAATGCGACGTCGGCTTCCAGCTCTGCGATGAAACTTTCATCCACGACGCCGCCGCTCCTCCTCCTCTTCGGTGAGCGTGCCAGCGCGTTGCTCGCATCACCCTTTGCTTCTCGCTCTGTCTCTGACTCTGACGTCGCATCTTGCTTACAAGACACGAGCATCCCGCTCGCATCTCGCTCACTGACAATCACAAATCCGGCGTTGATCAGTGGTTCAAGCGCGCGCTCCATCCACTCACGTGATCGTCTGAGCTTGAACGCTAAGACATCCACGTCATAGACGAGCACGCCGGGCTGGTCTGCTTTCGCTCCGAGGAGCCAGAGGAACGGCGCCAGCGCACGGCTCGCGTCAGGAAGTTCGTGAAATTCCTTGTCGTCGAGGAGCTCAGTATAGAGCCGAATCCAGGGTGGGTTTCGGTGCCGGTAGTACTGGAACTTGTCAAAGTTCTTAATCTGCAGAAAGAGCATCCCAAATGCCTCCTGATGAAACACAGAGAGCCGCTGATCTGACTCCAGGTCAGCGGCTCCCTTGTTCTTTCCCAAGCGAAAGAGGGACGGCTCTCGCCAGGAAAGGCCCACGATACGTTGCGATCTTCTAGCGCTCGTCCCTTAGCGCGCATACCATCGGCTCCAGCAAAAGGCGGCGCATAATAGCATACTGACCAGAAAACGCAACCACTCATCTCGCCTCGCCTCGCCTCGCACGACACTTTCTTCGTCGCCCCTCTCTCTCTGTCTCTGTCTCTGTCTCTGTCTCTGTCTCTGTCTCTGAGAAGGGCAACTGCTGATAATATACTTGGCTCCTCTGCGTAATATACTGAGCACTCTGCGTAATATACTGAGCACTCTGCGTAATATACTGAGCTCTCCTCACGAACACTCAAAAACCATGTGTTAACAAGGTGTTCGAGTGCGCACACCATCCACGACGAGGCGAGCCAGATACTCACATCCGCCTCGCTAACCATCAAAAACCCTTGTATTGTCCAGGGGTTCTAGTGCGCACTTCGTCCGCTTCCTCGTCGTCCGATTATGACTTCCTGTCCTTTTGTCGAACCTCGTTCAGAGCTTTCTCAATTTGACGGAGGAAAAACGGGAGCTGTTGCGGTAGAAGATACTTTCCTGCGCCATTCTTTCCAAATCCCTCCTGCGGAAGACGGAAATACGTCCAGAGCTGCCGGTAAGCTTTCAGGCCCTCTGATGACCCCATCAATTCCGCCTCGATCTGGCTCACTTGCTCGGCGACGTGCAGTGCGGCGTCTTTCGGCGCTGCTGGCTCAGGTGTTGAGGGTTGCGTCTGCCCACGTTCCTCCTCCGCTGTCGGAGTGTGCTCTTCTGGCTTCGCGTCATCGGTCTGCGGCTCCTTCTTCTTCGTCGCTTTCGCCGGCTCTTTGGGCTGCGCGGGCGGCATGGCGACTTTGTGTGGTTGCTCAGCCGCCCTCGCAATCTCGGCACCCTTCGTCTCCACCTGGCTCTTCTGCGCGAGCTGCTGCTCCTTCGAGGCCTCCACGAATTCCTGCCAGGTTGCGTGTCCGTCTTCAATACTGGTCAGGATATCGCGCAGCTCAGCCATCTGGTCGACAGACCATTGCGCGACGGGCGATCCGGTATATCCCTCCAGCTGGGGGACGGTGATACCACGGCGCATGAAGCCATCGACAAGTTCTCGCCGTTCAGCGTCGGGGTCTTTCGCGATCTTTTCCCGGAGCACACGGTCGACTTCCATGAGAGCCTCGTCGATGATGTGCTGAGGAATGAAGCGCAACCCATTGTTCCTGATGATTTTCGAGGCTTGCGCCGCCTCTTTCATCGCGAGCTCGTCCTCCGTTGCCACCACGATATAGACGTCCACGCCATCGCTGTTCTTCCGCTGTCCGAGGACCTGCCGGTCCTTTCCACTCCGCCGCTCAACGGTTTTCTCTAGCAGGATTTCCTTGGAGTAACTGACGTTGGCTTCGAGGTCTCTGACCGTGATTTTCACGACGCGCTTGGTCGCATCATCGTAAATGGTCGTCTGCTGTGTGAGCACATTGCGCCAGCTCCGCAACATTTCCTCCGCGAAGCGAATGGATGGTCCAACCACATATTGCTTTTCCCATCGGCCATTCACGAGTTTCGTCCCGACGGGCTTCTGGTATCGCGCCTTCTTGGCAAAGAGCGGATCCATGCACGCACGTTTGATCCGGGCGCGTGCCTCCTCCTCATTCCTCGGGTGCCGCTCCGCCATGACATAGGCCGACTCGACTTCGGCCTTCGCCGCTGCGGCCACGGCAATCGCCGCCAGTTCTGCGCTCTTCTCTAGACTGAGTTGTGAGAACCCCGTTGTTGTGACTTCTTGTGTCATGCTGCCCTCCTCGTTTTGGTTGTGTGTCGTCGCTGCTCGTCACTCCAGCTCGATCCGTCGCGCACTGACAATCAACGAGGACTCCAGGGCGGACTCCTCGTCCTGCTCGTCCTCTGGTATCTCTTCGAGCGCCATAATGCTGAAGCGTCGCATCGGCTTCGTCTCCGTCAGCGCCTTTGCGAGCTCGGGATAGTCTCGCCTGAGCTTGTCCAGGTTGATGCTCTTTCGCTCGCCTGGCGTCCATGTCACTCGAATGGCGGAGCCGACACGCGCCTCAGCATACTCGGACATCTGGAGCTTAAACCAGCACTCGTGCTCGGCGATTTTCTCGGTGAGTGATTTGTGCAGCCTCTTATAGCGGAGCAGTTGAAATCCGCGACCGTAGGCTTCTGGCACATTCGATAGGTCGAGCGGCTCGACACGGCTGGCCTTTGGAAAATAATTGACCAGCTCCTCGTTCAGTGCCATGCCCAGCTCCATCGGTGGCGGAATATCGCGCTGCACGTACTCCCAGAACTCGCGCTCGCGCTCAATCATCAACGCAATCAATTTGTCGTCGCGCAGGATGTCAAAGTACACCAACTTGCTCCCGCCGAACAGGACGGCAAAGCTCCCCCACTGCAATCCCGTGATGGCGAGATAGTGCTGGAGCTGCAAGTAGTACTGAGCCGGCACACCCTGCTGGCTCCAGTCTCGCAATTTGCCGAACACGGCCTGCTTCACTTCGAGCACACCACGGCGTGTCTTCTTCGGCCGGGTCGCGTCGAATTGAAAGCGGTCGGGATGTCCGACCATGAACGGATAGTCCGGATGCACGCACATCGCCCGTGGCCGCACAATGCGCCTCCCGGTCCGTTCGCTATACTTCCGCGCGATGGGCGCCTCCAAATAGCGCCCCCACTCCATCATCTCGGTCTCTGCGCTCGCCTCGCTCTCCGAGAGCCGACCCGTTTTCTCCAGCCAGAGCCGCGCCAGGCTCTTCCATTTATTGAGACCGAAGATGGCGCCGACATCAGAGCCGCCGATGCCACGCTGGCGCTCTTCGAGCAGCCGGCTTTGATTCGCCACGTGCGTCCTCCTTGTGGTGTTTGGGCTGTATCGTGAAGTTCGCCGAGGTGACATGCTTCCAGCGAACGGACGGACGCCGCCAGAGAGTCATCACCGCACGGCGCACTGCCGCTGCCGCACTCGTTGCTTCTCCTTGCCAGCGCTCGATGACGCCCTGGCCGAGGATTTCAAAGCAGCCATACACTTCAAATGACTTCCGCCGTCCGGCCTTCTTTTTAGCACCCATACGTTGCCCCTTTCTCTTGCTTTTTTGTGTTGCTTGGTATATCATTGGCAACGGTTGGGTTGGGTGCGCCGCGTCGCACGGCACACCTCTCCTTGGTTGGGTGAGGGCAGGAGCTGAACGGCTCCTGCCCTTTGTGTCATCCCAGGTCGGGTTCCTCCGTGTGATAGTCGAGCTCGTGCTCTGGCAGACAGGTCGGACAGAATAGCGGCTCATACGGACAGCGCTCACAGGCTGTCAGGCAACGCTCGCAGAATCCACGCCAGCACTGACCGCACTCAACGACGTCTGCAATGTCCAGTGCGATCTTGCACTCGTCACAACGCCAGCTGTTCATCGAACTGACCTCCTTCCGCTGCTCCTAAGAGCTTAGGGCTACTCAATCGTCGTCCAGGTCAATCAACCGTCCTGGTTTCTCCACAATGCAGGCGTCAAGCCGCTCCGTGATGAGCTGCATTTCCTGTGCGACCTCCGCCTTCAGCCCCTCACTCTCGCGGATGGTGTCGGGCTTGATGCCGCTGATGAGCGCGCGCGCCTTCTGCACCAGCGCGACCAAGTCGTCGTCGTCGGTGAGTGCCCGCTGGTCAAAGACGTCGAGCCATTCCTGCAAGTTCCCCACCAGGGAATCGCGAAAGACTTTCGGCTTGCCATCTTCCCCTGGCGTAAGTCGGTCGGCTAAGCGCTTCGTCATGTCTCGAAATTCCTTGAGGAGCACCTGCGTGATGGCGTTGCGCGCCTCGTCCCACACATTCTGCATCTTCGCCAGCTCTCGCTCATAGAGCGCACGGTCGAGGCTCTTCAACGCGCCGGGCGTGCCGATTTCCCAGAGCTGCGTCTCGAATCGGAAGGCCCGCCGGACGCGCTCAGGAGCGGGATAGTCGGACGGGTCATAGAGGCTTTGGAGCCGCTGCCGCAGCGGTGAGTTGGCGTCGGTGCGCTGCTCATACACGCCTGTGTAGTACGTCATGAATGTCTCGATCAGCTCTTTCTGCCCGCGCTCGAATTCGCCGAGCTTCTCCATCACTTCACTAACCAGCGTCAGACGGATCAGATAGACGCCGTGCCTGAAGGGCGACGGCAGGCAGCGACTCTTGAGGTAGGAGCGCACCTGACCATGCCACCGATCAATCGCCTGCAGCTCCGGGCTTTCCAGAATGCTCTTTGCCACGTGGACCATCTCTTTGTCGGCGTCCGTGATGATTTGCTCCGTCTGAATCCGCCGTTTCGTCCGCAGCATGCCCAGTTTGACGCTGAGGCACACGGCTTCCTTCTGAAGATCAATCTTCTTCTTGTCTGCTGCTGCTGCTCTCATGTTGACGTCCTCCCCCCTGGTTAGGTTCGCGACAGAGCATGGATTGCTCGTTCTGTCTAGTGGCTCGATCCGTGTCCTTCGTGCGCGTGCACGTGGTGGTGGTGAGATCCCTTGCCCTTTCGGACCACTTCTGTGGCGCCGCCCGCCAGACGCGCCATGTCGGCCAGGAATTTGTCGGCGCTCTGATGGTTCGGTGCACTCACAGTATCCGTCTGCGTCTTGATGGTCCCGTCTTCTAAAATCGTGATGATGATCTTGTCGACCATGTCTAGCGCCTCCTCATGGCTTCAAACTGCACGCCCTTCGCAGTTTTCGTTTCCTTCAGGGTCCAACCAAACCGTATTGCAGTAGAGCGGACGACCTGTGCCGAGTAGGCACGCTTCACTTCCGCGATGAAGTCCTCGGCCTGGCCAATGACCGCGGACCCCACGCCATTGATGTCGAGCTTGCCGTCGGAATAGGTATGATAGAGGTATGATCCGCGCTTGCAAAACATCACTTGTCCGCTCTCCGTCAGACGAGCATCGAAGCCCGCGGCCCGCAACCCATCCAGAAGGATCTGTTTGTCCATCCTCGTCACGAGCACCGTTGTTTTCCTGATGGTATCGCACGGCATCGTCTGCCTCCTGGTTAATGACCGCAAATATATCTCGACAATATCTCGCGTCCGAGTCTCGCGCAGTCCTCCACCTGGCGTTCGATTGCGGTCTGTGGAGAACGGAGGACATGTTCCTCGATGGTGATTTCCTTGTGACAGAGCGCGCAGGTCACGCGCACCACTATCTTTTCCGCGTCGTGCCAGCTCTCGATGTTGAACGAACCATCAGACGCGCTAATCTGCAACGAGTAGAATGGCTGCATGCTCATACATTCACCCTCCTTCCATCCGCCTCCTGCTTGCGGCTCCTCTCATAGACGCCAGGATAGCTTGCTGAGAGAAACGAGCCGTCCGCCAGCTTGCGAAGCCGCTCAATTGACGAGGGATCACTTTTAGACACCGGCGTGATGTATGTCGCCGCTTCCTTCAGTGAGCAGCGCAGCCGGTGCGCAATCGAACAAACATTCCGAATATCCGCCCCTGTCCATCCGTCATCATTCGGCATCTCCGTGTCCTGGATGGAATACTTCGCCAGGAGCGTTTTCCAAATGGCTGCCCGCTCCGTCTCATCGGGCAGATCAAAAAACCAGATGCCATCAGTGAACCTCCGACGCAGCTCAGGTGGCAGCGTGTCGAGCCGATTGCACGTCGCAACCCAGTGCGCCGAGGAGCCGGCCACGGATTTGATGATTTTGACAGCCGCGCGCACCTGCTGCTCGCTCTGCCCGACCAGACTGCCCTTCATGGCTCCAAGGTCAAGCCTGATCGTCGGCACACCGAAGGTATTCCCGAGCGCCTTGGCGTACATCGACTTCGCGCACCCAGGAGGCCCGACGGCAATCATGCCTGACCACTCGTTGTCCTGCATGGCCGACAGGAGCACTCCTAGCTGGTCTTGGCTGGTCCCGCTGCTATCGCCCACGCCACTCGATCCTGCCAGCGCTTTTTCGATTTCGTCGACGAAGATAATGGCTGCCGGCGGCTGGCTTCCCGAGAAGAGGAGCGTGCCAAACCGCTTGACGCGCTCAATCCCGCCTATATCATCGAATGTCTCGCCACCGTTATACATGGTGAGACCGCGCGTCTGCTCGACCATCTTGCGCTTTAGCTCCCAGAGCCGTGCTACATTCGCACCATCCTTGTCCAGCGCCATCGCGACCGCCTGCTCTGCGGGGAAGGCGGCCAGTCCGCGCACCGCGCGCACGAGCTGCTGCATCTTGTCCGCCGACGGTGCCGCGAGCGCAGCGTACTCATACACGCTCCGAATGATGCTCGCCAGGTCGTCGTCGGTCGGGAGAGGTTCGTCCAGGACAATAATGTCCCGCTCGAGCTCCATCGGCAAGCGCAGTGTCGGTCCCATCAGGACCAACATGCGCCCTGAGGCCTTGAAGGGGTCGCGCAGGTTCCAGATGGCTTGCATGACGCCATCGTTGTCATAGAACCGGTGCGCGTTGAAGATGAACAGCACGCTCTTGGACCTGAGATCGTTTGCCCGATTCAGCAACTCGGTGGGATTGATCAGATTGAGTGCTGCGGTCTCGTCCGGTGCCAGGCGCTTGACCTCTTCTTTTCCCGCTTCATTCGCGGCCAGGAGGCCTCGTCCAATGTCCCAGCTCAGTGCGGCCACGTTGCCCTTGCCGTTGAGTGCCGCAACGAGCCGTTTGATCGTTGCCGCCTGGTCCGGCGTTTCGATGCCCAGCAGAGGCACGCCGCACCGCCGTGCTTTGATAAATTGTTCGACGATGTTCATTGACTCCACCCTTATAGCCTCCGCATAGAGGCCCTAGGCGGTCGCGGGAGAGGGACCCGCGACCGCCGCGCGCTCAACGCTATTAAGGCACGGGCACCACGCCGTCTGAGAGCGTAGAGCCCGTCCGGCGCACTCAGCGGCGGCGCCGGCAGCCGGAAGATTAGTGATCACAGAAGAGCGGTCACGATGATGAGGATCGTCATGAGCACGGCGGCGGCGAGCCAGGCCGCCTTTCGGGCGGCCGCCCGTGATGCAGCCGCCTCGTCCAGCAGACGACCTTCCTCCCATCGTGCATTTCGCCGCTGCGTCCGAAGCACCGCCCGGTGCCGCTCCATCTGCTCGCGGAGCGCCTGCCGTCGCCGGCGGACCTCCGCCGCCCAGAGTATAGTTAAATGATCATTGGAGTCCGTCATACGTCCTCCTTATTGCGTCATTCCGCCTCGGACTCGTCTGCGAGGAAGAAGGGCCTGCCCCCTCGGTACTGGTACAGGAAACCCTCCCTCCCGTAGAGCCGACATGCATCAGCTCTATCAGGCTCCCGCACGGCCACCTCGATGATCCTGCCGTTATAATCTTGCGCTCTAATGACGAGTCGCCCATTCGCGAGTTCGAACCGATCCAAGAGTCGCGCTGAATATACTTTGGCCATGATTTCTCTCCTTTCTTTAATGGGAGAATCCACGCCTCTCGTTGGCTTAGGCTGAGACTGGGACGGCCACTTTGACCGTTCCCTGATGGGGATGAGCCAGGCCTTTCGTCCCCGGTACTCGTAGCGGACCGGGCCGCCACCCCAGATGGAGGCGGCGTCCGCGCGATCCTCTTCGCGGACGTAGACGTCCAGGCAGCGTCCGCCGCGATCCTGAACACGGAGAATTAGACGCTCTTGCGTGTCATGAATCCTGTCAATTAAACGCCCCGCATGCATGATCATCTCCGCCCTTTGCCCCGACCGAGGCGGGATGGGCATCCCTCGTCAATGATCCGCGCCGCACACATCGCATCCATCGTGATGGTGACGGCAGAACCCGCTCGCACAGGTGCAAAATTTCTTGCAGGCCCAGCACTCATCGGGCTCCTGTTGGGCCTGGACGGCGGCCGCGAAGGCGCGCAGCTCGTTGATGCTCCGAGGAGTCTGATAAGCGCTGATGATCATAAGCTCTGAACTGGAGGCCCAGAACTGTTTGCTGCCGTCGCGAAAGTAGAGAAGCGAGCGACTCCCGTCCTTCGTCGTCACTGGCTGGCCGTCAGATCGGCCAGCCAGATAATAGGCATGCCCATGATAGCGGACGCGGGCAACGACGAGAGAGAAGAGACCATCGCGCGGAGCGTCTGAAGACTGTGTGGATGCTACGGAGGCCACGAGTTTCGCGGCCTCCTCGCGCTTGGCCGTCCACCAGGCCTTGCGCTCGGGGTCCCAGTGCGCGCCGATGGCACGCAACCGGTCCCGGAGGGGATAGGTGTCGCCGGTCAGGTAAGTCCGGCGACCCTCGGTCTGGATTGAGATATTCATGATGTCCTCCTGCCCTTCGCCTCTCGGCGGGAGGGGCGTCCCTCCTAACACATTCCTATCTCCACTCCTCGCATGGTCCTGCTCCTTCTCCCTGATCGGGCATTGGGGATGGGATGATGCAGACGCCTGGTATCTCTATCGTCATGCTGTCTGAGCGGTCTGGATCGTGATGCTCATGTCCGCCTCTAACCTATGTCAATTATCGTTACCTGGAAGTCCCGGTTCGTGCGTCGCTCGACAACGGACGGTGGGTAGTCTGCGCTGTCAACGAGCGGTCGGCTGCGCGTGGCACCTGCGACTCGTCGCGCATGGCGCCGCGCTTGGCTCAGAGTCTCCGCGTAACTCAGCGAGCTGTCCGTTGGGTCAAGATAACGCGGGAACCGATCTCGGTATTCATAGACTATTCTATACATGGTGTCCTCCATGCCCTTTGCCTTTGCGGCGGGAGGGGCGTCCCGGTAAAATCGCCTTACACTTGGATTTTGGCATATCATCAATCATATTGCCAAGAGGAAAATCGCCTTCTCTTGGAGATTTCTACGTTGTGCAGAAAGGCCCGTTTTTTCAGGGGTTTTGGGGCAAAACAGGGGTCCAGAAGGCCGGACCACTTGGAGAACATGCTGTGCTCTGCGCTCAGACTAGGAAATCAGAGGCCGTGCGCAGAGCACGAGCAGAGCACTAGGTACTAGTACTGAGGCGTTGGCGTTCTATAGGATGCTCAATATCTCGTCGGACGTTGTTCGTGGTAGGAGACATTCAGGAACGGAGGCGGAGGTGCGTGCGGAGTCATTGGTGCATGCGTTCAATCATTGCTTGGCCTCCTTGACGACGATAAAGAGGATCCGGTCGATTTTCTGGTTCATGTCCCGCACGCCCTGCTCGATTGCGCTGAGACGCTGCCCTGTCGCATAGTTCATTTCTTCTTGCGCCGCCAGTTTCAGTGCGTGCTCACTCACGAGCTTGGCACTGGCTTTCTCTTCGAGGTTCGCCTCAATCCGTCGAAAGCGTTTTGTCAAGTATCCCGCCACCGTTCCTGCGCCTCCAAGCAAGCCCAAGCAAAACGAGACGATTGCATCCGAGATATCAGATTGAGCCATGCGTCCAGCCCGCTCCTTTCTGTCTATCATGTCTCACGCTCAGCACCGAGCGTCTTCATCCGCCGCGCTTCGGCGAGTGCCACGACCGTCTGCAATGCCTGGAAGGCCAGCCCATCACGCTCAGACCACACCAGATAAGACCAGCCGTCGTCCCGCCGATAAATTAGCCGCCGCAAATCGCCCAACTTGTCCTCCTCGTCCTCATGCACCGCCATCCAGCGCGCCGGTCGCGTATATGGCACCAGCGGTCGCGAATCCGTATGGACCGACATGCCGGAATAGAGGCCGACGGCGAGTGGCAAGCTCAGCACCTCCATTGCGAGGCGCGCATACGGCACGTCCGGACAGCACCAGTCAACGGCGCTGCCGTCTGGTCCGTGATTCCCGCGAATCAGTAGAATTGGCGCACCGAGCCGTCGTTGTAGCTGATTGAGCCAGCACATCGTCGCATAGGAATAGTCTCGCACGTCGATGGTTCGACCGGAATAGTCTTTCGTCATGCCACGAAAGGCTGCCAGCGTCTGCCATTGGTCCGGCGTCATGATTTCGGCTCCCGCACGCGACACCGAAACTTCTCCGTTGTGAGCTGGTCACTCTGCCCGTCCTGAACAATAATTTCCGCCTCGAATTCTCCCGATGACGACAAATCGCTCGTCGTGAGCTGATACTCTGCCTCTCCCTTGTTCGTCGCCTGATTCAGCACTGTCATCGGTCTCTTGACCAGCGGTCCGCCCGCCAGTGTATAGGCAAGCGTCACGGTCTTCCCGGACAAATCAATGGGTGCGCCGTCGCTGCCAACGATAGTGCCGTGGACTTTCGAGCCGCCATCTCCCCTCACGAGGACCACCGCCATGTGCGCGACCTCCTTCCTGCCCTGTGCGTCGAGGCGTGCTTAGGCGAAGGTAAAGGTGAGTGCCGCGGGCTGGAACGTCGGCGCAGGGTCCCCGTTGTTGATGGTCTTGCTGGCGGTCAGCGCACCATAGACGAGCAGATTGCCTCCCGTCGTGGCGTCGAACAGCCCGAAGTGCGTCACCGTTCCCCAACTCGCCGTAGGCGTCGGAAAGGTGAGCGTCCCCGCGTTGCTCACCACGCCCCCAGATCCGCTCGACGCACCCGAAGTCGTGCCATGCGTGCCGTTCCAGTTGCTGTCCTGGGGATTGTTGGCGACGCGCGCATAGCCGCCACCACTTACTTCCGTGCCTCCGCCCGTTTCGCCAGGAGCCGCGGTATAGAGGGCCACGGCCAGGACGGATGGCTTCGCGAAGGTCGCTGTGCGAAATAGATGATCAGCGAGCTTGTTCTCCAGGTAATCCGTCATGGCGGTGCCGATGATCGGCACGCTGACCAGCCAGTCAAGCGGCGTGCCCAAGCAGGCCATCGCGCCTGCCACGAGCGTCCAGATTGCCGCATGCGTGGCCAGCATGGCACCTCGATTTCGCAAGTATTGAATGCCGACTGGCGTATGGCCCAGCTCCCATTGCCCCGCACGCTCGATATCATGGGAGGAGAATTCCGTGGGCCAGTGGCCGACGTGCTCGCCATAGCGCACGGTCATGAGCGCCATGACGTAGGAATCATAGATTTTGTTCCAGAGCTTCACCGTCGTGCCATACTTCGTTCGCATGATGCCATCCCAGGCAGCGAGCTTTTCAGGCACGTCCATTTGACTGAGGTGCTCAGCGTATGCGGACAACCGCAGTTCGCAGAGCTGCGAGTAGGGCATGGCGTTTTGTTCCTCTTGCGGCATGCTCAATAACAACGCTTTGATCGACATGTCTCTCTCCCTCCTTTTGTGAAACGAATCATCCCGCCGTCAGGCAGATGTCGATGCTATCCAACGCGCTGAGCCGAACGGAAATCGGCGTCCCGACGGTCAGCGTGGCATTGAGACGATCAGACACGGAGACGCGCACGGCAAAGGTTTGTGAAAATCGCACCACATCCAGGCTAGCCGACGCGGTAATAGAGATCAGCCCCGCCGCCTGGAATCGAATCGCCGTCGTGGCCACGCCCGTCGCATTGATGGTGAGAGCCGCCGCACCTGACAGGCTGATGACCGTGGCGAGCGAAGCCGAGGCGTTCACGGTACACGTCACCGCCGCCACCAGAGATAACGATGTGGTGAGCGAGGCCGTGCAGGTCATCGACACGCTAGTGGCTCCCTGAAGCTCGATGGACGTGGTGAGCGCCGCGAAGCCGGTCAGCGACAGCGCCGCCGCACCTGCCACTGTGATCTGTGTGCTCAGCACCGCCGCCGCGTCGATAGTGAGCGCAGCCGAGGCACTCATGCCAGAGCCCAGCGACAACGTTCCCGACGCGTTGATGGTGAGGTTGTTGTTGCTGGAGGCAAGGGCAATGCTGGTCGTCAGTGATCCAGTTGAGCTCATCGTGAGCTGTGCACCGCTCGCAGCAAGGGTAATGCTGGTCGTGAGGCTGCCCAAGGAGGCCATGCTCAGCGTGGCCACTCCAGCACAGGCTATCGAGGTGCTCAGAGAGCCGCTGGAAGTGATCGACAGTGCTGCAGAGCCCGCACAAGTGATTTGTGAGGTCAGGGCTGCGCTCGCCGTGAGCGAGAGCGTCGTCGAGCTCGCACAGGTAATTTGCGTGGAGAGCGCCGCGGTCGCCGTCATCGAGAGAGTGGACGCGCCTTGCAGCTCCGCCGCGCCGCCCCCGCCCGTCCGCCCCGCAAACGAACCATAGGTCATGCCTAGGATTTGCAAGGAGCTGCGGAACTGCGTGATGCGGCCAGGATCAGGCCGCCCTGGGCCTGGATCGCTCGGCAGCAGGATCACGCCTGTGCCGCTTTGTAGTGCGATGCGTCCGGTCCCGCTCTGTAAGGCGATTGCACCCATCGCTTAGCTCCAGGCTCCAATCGCGAGAGCGCCCGTCGGCCCAATTCGTTGCACGCGGAAGTAAGAGCCAGCTTTCACGATCGCAGCAGCCGCCGTCACAAGGGCGACGCTCGGAATGATGGTGCCAG